CATTAACCTGAGATGCTGCCCAGTCATTGATAAAGTCAATAGTGAATGTGCCTGATTGTAGACCAGCAACAAACTTGTGTGCTGTGTCACCCATAGCGGTTACTTCTAACTCATCCACGATCTGATTAATTACGGCATTAGTTACGTATGAGCTAATGTCGATAGATGGTGTGGTTGGCGCAGCATTGGTAGCCAACTTAACACCTACGTTATTGTTTAAATAAATTGCCATACTTTATTCCTCGTCTTTCTTAGTTTGTGCAGTTGGTTTTGGTGCGCTTGCTAATTGGCCTGTCTTTTTCAAGAAGGCTAAGTCTTCTTCGTGTGTGCTCATTTTAACTCCAGCTCGTTAGGATTGATACAGTTATTTCTGATGTTAATAAATCTCCACTAGCTGCATTGGTTATAGCTGGAGCGGAGACACTTGATATGTTGTAAACCAGGGTAGATGCCGCTAGTTTAGTTACTACTGCCACAATAAAATTCTCTATGCCTAATAGGTTGCCTTGATTGTCAAATGCAGGCGTGGTTACTAAAATCTTAAAATTAGCCAGGGGTGCGATGCTTGTTTGGCTGTTATTGCTTGGCTCGATGTAGGGATCGCTAGGTGTTACCACTACGCTATTAGCAAGCAGGGTTGCAGGTGGGAATGCAAAGGTTGACCATACGCCATTATTAGTTAATGCTGTTGCTAGTGTGCCACGTAGGGTAGAGATCGCTGCCATTAGCCCACCAGTGATGCTGGACTTGAATACGGCTGGATGAGACCACGCACTCGGTTAATCAGCTGATAACCCATCCGATAGGGGCTGGCACTGATCCCATCCATACCGACCCCACCTGTCTGGCTAACTTGTCTTGCTTGCCAGATGTCCACTGCAATTATCATCGCAGCTTCTCGTATTGCAGGGGTGCTCGCATAAGATTGGGTTTTGTGTTCTGGGCCTCTTGCGTTGCCATAAGGTACTACTTTATGAAAATTTTGATTAGCTGCTGTTTTTGCATATTGCACAAATGAATATCCATTAGGGTAATTAATTTGACCAAATTGATACATAAATACTGGGATAAGGCTAGTTGTGCCTGTGCTTGGCGGTATTGTGCCAGTGATTGTGTAAGTGCCATTAAATGTTGAACCACAAGCGCTTACAGTAATTTGCTGACCTGTTACAAATGCGTTCGGATTAGCAAGCATAAGTGTTGCCACGTTATCTTGTAATGCTGTGCCTACTACTGGGGCATCATTGTGCCATAAGTATTCGCCAAGTAGGTCTTCTGCCGATTGACAGCATTCTTCCACAGTCGCATCAGAGTAGAGCGAGCCAATACCAAGATTTGCCCTTAACTCGGCTGTTGTAACAAACGTTGCTGGCATCTCTACTCCTTTGCTAATAGCTCTCTGGGGCTAGGGCTACTAAACCCCAGAGATTACTGATTGTTTGATCGGTCTTATCAGGTCTTCTTGTACTTGATAATTCCGTTAGGCATCTTGGCGATTGTTGCCATATATCCGTAGATTGCTACCTGTACTTGTAGGTTTGATACTACGTTAACAGACATATAAGCCTGTGGTGAGCGATATACAGTAAATGCTTCTGGTGCAAGAATTACAGCAGAGTCATCATCAAATGTAGTTGCTGAGAAGTTCTTGTCTACGTATAGATCAAGTCCTAATACTGAACCACGGATTGATTGTGGGCCAACTTGGCCTGCTGCGTTCATTGGTTGCAAGGCGTTAAATACTGGTCGCTTTGTTGTATCTTGTGCACCGATCAACGCACCCCATTGTGCTGGGTTAGCGATGTAATTCTGTGCAAAGTAACCTGTGTTTGAGTAGATAGTACGTGCACCTTCTGTAGTAAATGCAACAATACCATCTAGATCAGCAGATGTATTTGTTCCGTTCATACCAGCTGCAAGTAACGCTGTTAATACAGTTGTATCGATTGTCTTCAAATAAGCTAGAGATAGCTGATTTGTCAACTCCTCATAAAATCCAGGATAGCCTGACCTCTCTAGAAGCTCCACGGATAGCGTATTCATACCACTGTACTTGGATACTGTTCCTGAAAGATACTGGCTGACCATATCTGTATTTGACACTGCGCCGCCTTCGGCTTCTACAGTTACAGTTGGTGCTACACCAGTTCCACCACCACTTGAAGTGACAAGTGAAGGGATATTGATTGTAAGACCAGTTGGGGGCAAAGTTCCCTGGCTGCAAGCATCAATAGCAGGTGTACCAAAGCGTGTATTAGTTACAAACTCTGTTAGATATTGTGTTGGATTAAATCCTAATCCGTTATTAGCAAAATCATCAGCAGCTGCAATAAATAACTTTGAGTCATCGTCGCCTAATGCTGCTTTGATTTTATGCTCTGTGTATCCACCCATTGATTGAATAGGTGTACGCACTTTTGTAGAAATATATGGTGCTGTGATTGTTGGGCGAGCAGCTTCTACTGTAGGAGTAGCAGCCTCTGCCTTTGCTTCTTGTGGCGCTGTTGCTAAATCTTCCACAGGAGCCTCGCTTTCTGTTGTTTGGTTTGTGTCCTCTGCTTCGTTTTCACTAGCAGCAACTTTAGTTACTTGTGCAGCGCTAAACGCTGGGCTTTCAACAAGGCTTACCTCTTTAAGGGTTGCACTTGTTACATATAAATAATCTTTTTTCTGGATTGACTTGTTTACGTCTACTCCAACAGATAAACCATCGATTAACTGCTCGCCTGCAAGTATTAGGGCATCTTGGCCTTGCATTGATGCACTGATTTTGAATGATGCGTAAATGCCATCTTCTGCTTGGTTAAATTTTTGCATTCGACCGATAGGGCGCTCTGGGCTGTGTTGCATAAGCATCTTGACCTTGCCTGGATCACCGATCTCGATTGAGCCTTTAGCAAAGACCACTTTACCTACTGAGGTATTGCCCACTTCTTCAAATGGCACGATCTTGCCAGCAATTACTCTGCGCTCATTGTCGGCGCTCTCTATGTGGCTACTGAATGTAAGTATCATCTTCTACTTCTCTCCCGTTAGGTGTCATTTGTTCCATTTCTTTGGCATCTTCAACATCGATTAAGCCAAGTGCTAACATTTTTTCTATTGCTTCTAAGCGCTTAATTGTGTCAGCTCTTAAAAACGATTCTTCTATAGCAAATTTAACTACGTGACCACGTGGGGTAATATCATCCATAGATAGTCGGTCTTCTATTGCACAAATGTAAGGTTGCAAAGTGTAAGAGACGTACTCTTTCCTAGAATCTAATATGTTTTGATAGGTCATACTATTGTTCATATCACTGCTCACCATAAATGGTGGTACGTTCATTGCCCTGGCGACCTGTGTCGAACTGTATTGGATGCTTTCTACGTAAGCCATTTCCTTTGGTGAAAATCCTGTAGTTTCATAAGATAAAGTAGAAGTTAAATATGCTGTAGATCTGTTTTGTCGGCTTTGCTTCCATTGTGCTAATAATCCTGATACTTGTTGTTCTGGTAAATCTGCGCCAGTGTTTTTAATGTAACCACTTGGCATAGGAGTTTGTGCAGATATAGCTGCGGCCTTTTCTAAATCTAATGCGCTTTGTATTGTGCGTGCAGCGGTTTGCAAAACTCCGCCGCCAGTTAATCCCTGGAAAGTAATAAGACTTCCAATGCCAGACATAGGCGCTCTTACACCATCGACAAAGTATTCTTCTATTTCTGTGCCAAATTTATTAGTGGTAAATGTAACTCGATTATTAGCGATCCATTCGAATCTTGATGGTCGCAAATCGTCTGCATACAATTCCGTAATACGCCAATAAGCGCAATTATAGAAAATCAAACTATCGACAGTCCAACTTATCGTGACGGATCTTGGTTGCCGATAGTCTGGTTGATCTAGCCAAAGAGGGTTCCCCAACTCCTCACCATTAGACTTTTTGTAAAGTTTTAATGGCAGGTATGAAATTACACCAGCTATAAGATTTCTGCAACGGCTTACTGTTGGTACTTGCATCGCAAAGTTGCGATCTAATCCACCAGGGAAATTACC